TGTCTCTCTCTCGTGTTGTTTTCATCGATTTTTAATGTTCAAGGGGTTGAATATGTCGCTTGCTGATGAGGTTAAGGAACTGACTGGTGGTAGGCCGGTGTCGGCGTTTGATCGTGTGGCTGTGGAGACGGTGGCGGCACTGTCGTACAGGTTGAAGGAAGCCCGCCTTGTTCTTGAGGAAGAGGGTTGTGTGGTTGATGGGCGTCCGCATCCGGCGACGGAGGTTGAGGCGCGGTGTTCTGCGGAGTTGCGTGGTTGGGTTCGGTCGCGTCCTGATCTGTTTGGTGAGCAGAAGAGCAGTAGCCCGTCAGGGTTGAGGAAGTTTGAGCCGAAGATTGTGTAAGTAGAAGGCGGTGAGGTCGGTGGCTTTGCTTGGCGACCAGGAGCCTCGCTTGTCGAGTGTGCCGACGGGTGATGCGCGCCGTGGGGAAGAGGCGGTGCAGTTCGCCCGGTGGTGTGGCATGACGTTGTATCCGTGGCAGGAGGATTTTCTGCGGGATATGTGCCGTACTGACGCGTCGGGCAATTGGTCGGCGCGCGAGGTTGTTGGCGTTGTCGCCCGCCAGAACGGGAAGGGCGAGGTAATTGTGGCCCGCGAGCTGGCGGGTATTTTCTTGTTCGGTGAGAAGACTCTTTTTCATACAGCGCATTTCATGGATACGGCGATTGATGCGCAGAAGCGCCTGTGGGAGGTCATTGAGGCTAACGATGAGCTCATGGCGTGGTGGGTCGGTGAGTATGAGGGCGTGCCGCGTAAGACGACCGGCAACGGCAAGGAATCCATCGTGTTTCCGAATGGTGCGATCGTGTATTTCCGTACCCGTACGAAGAAGACGGGCCGTGGCCTGTCGGTGGACTTCCTTGTTCTCGATGAGTGTTTCGACTTGCCGCATGAGACGTATGCGGCGTTGTCGAAGTTGACGCGTGCTCGTGAGCGGGCGCAGACGTTGTTTATTTCGTCGCCGGTGAATCGTTTCGAGCATCTGCATGGTGCGGTGATGTCGGCGAAGCGTTGGGCTGGGATTGATGGTGAGCCTGGCGTGATGTTTAAGGAGTGGTCTCCGGCTGACGATGATGACCCGTTTTCCCCGGAGACGTGGGCGCGCTGTAATCCATCGCTGGTGGACTCTGGCTTCGGTGCGCAGCTGGCGGATATTGAGTCTGACGCGCGGACGGCGAAGAACAGTGAACTACTTCTTGAGCAGTTCATGGTGGAGACGTTGGCGCGGGGTAATTGGGTGCCGCGTGACGGTGAGGAAACACAGGAGTACGTGCTTGACCCGGAGGTGTGGGAGGGCAGGTTTGACCCGTCTCCGGTGCCTGCGGGTGATTCGTGCGTGGCGGTTGATGTTGACCCGGATGGGCAGCGTGTCGCGGTTGTGGCGGCGGTGAAGACTACGACTGGTTTTCATTTGATGTTGAATCCGCTTTTGCAGTTTGACCGGCCGGAGACTATCAGTGTGGTTGTGTCGGGGGTTGAGAAGAATGACCCGCTTGGTGTTCTTTTGGATCCGAAGGGGCCGTCTTCGACGCTTGTGCGTGGTTTGAATGATGCGGGCGTGGAGCCTACGGAGATGTCGTTCAAGTCTGTGACGGCTGCGTGTGAGTTGTTCCTTGCGCTTTTTGCGGAGGGGAAGATTACGCACGATGGTGACGCGCGGTTTGTGGAGGCTTTGAAGTCGGCTGTGTTCCGTACGGGTCATGGTGGGGGTCGTGCTTTGTCGAAGCAGTCGGGTTCGATTGAGCCGTTGGTGGCTGCGACGTTTGCTGTGTGGGGGTTGGTGGAGTTCGCGCCACCGGAGCATGTGGATGTGAAGCGGAAGACCAGGTTTGTTGGGTCTGCGAAGCCTGTTGTGGCTAGGCAGCGGGTTAAGACAATGGCGTTCTAAAAGGGAGGTGATGCGCTGTGGCTAGTGATGAGCGACGTGAGATTGGTTATGCGTCGGCGGTTCGTAACCGCTACTTGACCGAGGAGAATAAGGATCTTCAGTTCCCGCAGTCTGCTCGCGTGTTCGCGAAGATGCTGCGTGAAGACACTCAGGTTAAGTCGGTGATTCGTGCTGTCACGTTGCCGATTCGCCGCGCTGGTTGGCGTCTTGACGCGAACGGGGCACCTGATGAGGTCGTGGCGCATGTCGCGGAGGATTTACGGCTGCAGGTTGTGGGCGAGTCGCCGACGAAGCCGATTGCGCCGCGCCGTGGCCGGGTTTCTTTCGAGAAACACCTTGAGGACGCGTTGAAGTGCCTTGTGTATGGGTACATGTTCTTTGAGCAGGTCTACGAGCCGGGTGAGGACGGGCGGGAACACTTGGTGAAGCTCGCCCCGCGTTGGCCGGGAACGATTTCGAAGATTAATGTCGCCCCGGACGGTGGCCTTGATTCGATTGAGCAACGCGCTTACGACACTGGGCGGTACAGCCTGAAGGCCACGAAGGTCAGCGTCGATGACCTGGTCGCCTACGTGTACGAGGATCAGTGCTCGGAGTGGACTGGGCAGTCGGTTCTTCGCCCCGCGTATAAGAACTGGGTCCTCAAAGATGAGCTTCTTCGTAAGGAACTCACGACCCTTGACCGCAACGGCATGGGTGTGCCGGTGTATCGCGGCTCGGAGTTGGCGATTGACCCGGACGCGGACCTGCAGTACGGGCAGGAGGTCGCGGAACGTCTGCGTTCTGGCGAGTACGCCGGGGCTGCTATCCCGGCTGGCGCGCAACTGGAGTTAAAGGGCGTGTCTGGTCAGCTTGTTTCGCCGCGTGAAGCGATTGCTTACCACGATTCGCAGATTGCGAAGGCGGTTCTGGCTCACTTCTTGAATCTTGAGGGCAAGGGCGGAAGTTACGCGTTGGCGCAAACACAGTCTGATTTGTTTGTGCAGTCGCTGCAGACTATCGCGGAGTGGATCGCGGATGTGTTTACGCAGCACGTTATCGAGGATTTGGTGTTTGCGGCGTTCCCGGAGCATGACGGTTTGTGCCCTCGGCTGGTGTTTGACCCTATCGCGTCGAAGAAGGAATTGACGGCGCAGGATTTGGCGACGTTGGTTCGTGACGGTGTGATTCTGCCGGATAAGGACCTGGAGGAGCACGCGCGGCGCGTGTACTCGATGCCACCGAAGCAGAAGCTTGAGGACGCGTTGGCGGGTAAGAAGTTCCGTCAGGGGCTTGAGGAGAAGTTTGGTGTGACGCTCACATCTTCCTCGGAGTCGGAGCCGGAGCCGCCAGGAGAGCCTATAGCGAACTATGTGGTTCGTGACGCTGACTCGGTGTTGCGCTCATGGATTAAGGAACGAACGAAACGAGGTGCTGTACGTGACTGAGGTTCGTATTTTCGGCGAGATTGGCCGTGATGTGACCGCTAAGGCAGTCGCCGAGCAGCTGGACGGTGTCACCGATGATGTGATTGTCCGGGTGAACAGTGGCGGCGGTGATGTGTACGAGGGCATCGCGGTTATGAACCAGCTTCGCGCGTGCCCCGGCCATGTGACCGTTGTTATTGAGTCGCTGGCAGCGTCGGCGGCGTCATTCATAGCGGTTGGTGGAGGTGACACTGTCATTTCCCGTCCTAACGCTGAGGTGATGATCCATAAGGCGTGGACTATGAATGTCGGCAATGCTGACGATATGCAGCGCGCGATTGGTGACCTGCAGCGGCAGGACGTGAAGCTTGCCGGTATTTATGCGGCGAAGGCTGGCGGTGAGGTCGATGAGTGGCTTGACCGTATGAGCGCGGAGACGTGGTACACGGCGGAGGAAGCACTGGAGTCTGGCTTGGTGGATGCGATTGAGGATGCGCGTCGGCCGGTGGAGCCGGTGGCCGCGTCGAGTGTCCGCGCTAGGTACTCGTGCCGGGCTGAGGCCCCGCCGCCGAAGATGTTGGGCGGTCGGGAATCGCCTGGTGTTAATGAACCGATGCCCAGTGATGGGCGGAAGGAGGACGCTGTGGATAGCGTCAAGAATCTTGCCCAGGAACTGGGTGTTGAGCCGGATATGCTTCGTGAGAAGCTGTCCGGCCTTTTTAATGAAGCGGTTGAGGTCAATGCGCCAATTACGGTGACTTACCCGGATGAGGTGGAGGTGAACCCGACCGGCAAGGTTGTGGTTGAGCCGGACACTGAACTGCCGGAGGGGCTGACGGTGGAGCCGTCTATCGGTGATGGTTTCACTGCGGAGGCTGATGAGGCCGGGGTGGTGACTGTCCGCGCTAGTGACGCGGTGGCTGTTGATGACACTGCCGAGCTGGTTATCGCTTTCTCGTCTGGTGAGTCTGTGACCGTTGGTGTCACTGTCGTTGCCGTCGATAAGGACGATGAGGGCGACGCGGAGGGCGAGCCTGCGCCGGAGCCGACTGTCCCGTCTGAGGAGGGTGCTGAGTTCGCGGGCGATAACTACGTGACTATTCCTCGCGCGTACCTCGAAGATCTCAAGGCGCAGGCAAAGGCCGGGGCTGAGGCACACGAGATTAACCGCAAGGCCGAGGCTGATACCTGGGCTCAGGGTCTTGTCGACGGCGGGTTTGCTCTCGCTGCTCGCAAGCGTGGCCTTGTCGCCGAGTACCTCAATGACCCGGTGCTTGCCCGCGAGCGCTGGTCGGGTCTTGACCCGATCATTAACCGTAAGGAAAACGGCTACGGCGTTGACCCGGAGGCTGACGTTGAGCCGGGTGTCCGGTCTGCCGAGGAGCTTCGCGCTCTGTCTAAGTCCCGCATGTCGGGCAAGAAGTAACAATCACTGATTCCTAGAGGAGGAATTCATGTCGAACCCTACTTTTGTTCAGGGCCCGATTTCTTTCCCGGCTGCAACTGCGCTGGAGAAGTTCACGCTCGTGAAGGTCAACGCTGAGGGCAAGGTCGAGCCGGCTGGCGCTGAGGGCGCTGTGTTTGGTGCTGTCACTGAGAAGGCTGACCCGAACCTGACCACTCTGCCGACCAACATTGCGGTTCACTACGGTGTTGCCGCGGTGAAGCTGAAGGTCGCTGGTGGTGATGCCACCAAGATTAAGGCCGGTGCTGCGGTGTTCGCTGCGGCTAACGGTGAGGTCGCTGCTACTGGCACGGTGAAGGTCGGTGTCGCTGTTGCCGCTGGCGAGGGTGACCGTGTCCTGACTGTTCTCAATGGTCTGCCTGCGTCTGCCTAGCCGGTAGCGCATTAACCTGAAAAGGAGATTGTTTAATATGGCTGAGGTTCATAACTCTGCTTTTGATGTGCTTTCCGGCCTGACCGTCGAAGAGGCACTGTCTAACCCGCATTTCATGCCTGACCTCATTCTTGATGAGCTCAACGGCGCGGAGTTCCAGCGCGTCTTTTTCCGTGACGTGACCGTGAACTCCAACATCATTGGTTTCCGTGAGGCAACCCCGAACTTCCTGGAAGACGATGTTGCTAACGTCGCGGAGTACGGCGAGATTCCGGTTTCTGACCCGACCGCTGGCGAGCTGAAGACCGCTGCAATCGAGAAGCTTGGTATCGGTATTCGTGTTTCGTGGGAGCAGCGTAACGACAACGACATGGACGCTGTCCGTCGTGAGCTGGAGGCCCGCACGAACACGATTATTCGCGCGCAGGCTCGTGACGCTCTGAAGGCTCTGAATGCTGCGAAGATTCAGGAGCACCAGATTACGACCGCGTGGGATAAGCCCGACGCTAACCCGGCTGCTGACTTCCTGGACGCGTCCGAGGTTGTCCTCGGCGCCGAGGACGGCGACGGCCACTACTTCGGTTACACCCCGGATGTTCTGCTGATTCACCCGATGACGCTGAATCTGCTGAAGCGTAATCCGGAGGTTCAGAAGCTGTACATCGGCGACATGGCGCACGCTAACCCGCTGTTCAACGGCATCTCTGATGAGCCGCTTATTTTCGGCAACGTTCAGATCGTGAAGTCGTTCTTCGTCCCGAAGGGTGAGGCGTACCTGGGTCAGCAGCAGACTGCTGGTTTCATGGCGCAGCGCGAGCCGGAGTGGGTTTCCGAGTTCTACGAGGAGCGCGGTAACTCTGGTCGTGGTGGCGCTAACCAGTCGTGGCGTTCGGATTACACTCACCGCCGTGGTTTCGCGGTTGATGGCCCGAAGTCGATTGTGAAGCTGACAGGCCTGGTGACTGAGTAATGCGTAAGGTCACGTTGGCGAAGTCGATTCGCTTTCCTGGTGACCGTCTGCGTCTTGCCGGTGAGGTCGTTGAGGTTGACGATGGTGTGTTTGCGGAGTTTGTTGGGCGGGGTGTGTTTGTTACAGGCGCGCCGAAGCCTAGTGAGCCCGTGGAGCGTCAGCGTGAGCCGGAGGCCGACGCAGAGGCTGTACCGGAGCCCGCTGGTGGTGCCCCGCAGCGTCCACGTAAAGCCGCGGCGTTGGATGCGTGGAGAGCCTACGCGACCGCGAAGGGCGTAGACCCTAAGGGCATGACGAAGGCGGAGCTTATCGCCGCCGTCGGTTAGGTGGTGAACGATGCTGATTGATGGTTTCGTAGCGCGGTTCCCCCGCGCCCTGAAGCCGGGGGAGCGTGAACGCGCCGAACTGCTACTCCAGGATGCGCGCGACATGATTGCAGCCGAGTTCGGTCGGGCTGGCATGAACCTCGATGAGGAGATGGCCCGCTCTGATTGGCTGGAGGCGGTTGTGTGCCGTGTCGCGTTCGAGATGGTGTCGGCGGTGCTGTTGGTTGGTGACCGTGCTGGGTATCGCCAGTTTTCGGTGACCGCCGGTGACATCACGGAGTCCGGTACCTTCTCGGATGTGAATGGTAGTGCGTGGGGTGGGTTGGTGCTCACTGATAAGCACCGGTTCGACCTTGGCCTGGTGCAGCACGCTACGGCGCGTGGCCGGTTCCCTGGTGCCCCATCCTGGCCGGAACGGAGGATTCGTCGTGTTCGATACCGCCGTTGAGATCGTCACACCGGGCACTAGGCCGGGGTATGGCCGCGATGAGTTGGACTATGATAACCCGGCCTTGGTTGAGCCGGTGCCGTTCGGTGTGGAGGTGCAGCCCGCCGGCCGGTTCGAGGATGACGCTGGCGGCCGCCGCGTGTTCGTGCAGTCGGGTTTCCGCCTGATTTGCCCGCCGGGGCAGTTCCTGGACGTGTCGGCTACACAGCGTATCCGCGTGCCGGGTATCGGTGACTGCGACATCGTCGGTGACCGCGCCGACTGGTGGCACCGCACCCACGGCCACACGTCCCTACAGCTGGAGGTGGTCAATGGGTAGCCCGGAGATTGATATTGATTTCGATGAGATGTTCCGTGAGGTCATGCAGCAGCCTGGTGTGAAGGGCGCGGTGCAGGGCAGGGCGGCGAAGATCGCGGCTGTTGCCCGCCGTGAGTTCGCGAAAGCGAAGGTCGACGCGAACGTGTCCATCAGCCAGGTGTATATCCCGTCTGGGCGCTTCGGTGTCAACGTCACAGCCCATGTGGCGGACGATGACCGGGTGAAGGCCATTGGGATTATGCGCCGGGCGGGAAGGAGCGTGCGCCGATGAACGACGCCGATATTCTCATGCAGGTTATCGAGTCTGTGCAGCAGGTTCTCGGTGACGATGTGTGGGTAGCCGACCGACTGCCGCCTGACCGTGAGTTGGCGAAGAACCTGCCGTGTGTGGTGATTGACTTGCTGCCCGGCGGGGAGGTCATGCCGTGGCAGGGCGAATTTGCTATCCAGCAGATGATTGCTCTCGATGTGGATGTTTTTGGCAGGTCGCGGTTGGAGGCGACACCGATTGGTGACGCGGTGCGAGCCGCGTTGCATCAACTGCCGTTCCAGGTCGAGAACAGTATCACTTCGGTGGATTGCCCGCGTATGGCGACACGTGAGGACATGAACCCTCATGTGAAGCGTATTGGTGTGGTCGCTGACCTCACTGTGACCGGCTAGACGGTCGCACACTGACAAAAGACTAGAAGACGTTTTCCAGCCACCCTCCGGGGTGGCTTTTTTCATGCAGTTTTAAGGAGAAACAGCAATGGCTGAACAGTCCACCCTTGAGGGCTTCAATGCCCGCCATGCCCGTGTCGGTATGACCGGCGCTGTCCGCGCCGCCGCACTGGGCACCAAGAAGGTTCCGCTGGGCGAGAAGTACGACTCCGAGGTTCACAAGAACCTGGGCTACCTGTCCCCGGACGGCCTGGAGATTTCCTTCGATGAGGACAAGCAGGAGTACATCCCGTGGCAGGAGGTCAACCCGATTCGTGTTGACGTCACCAAGGCCGTTAAGGGCATCAAGATGACCCTGTGGGAGTCCTCGGTTGAGAACCTCGCGAAGTTCCTGGGTGTCACCGAAGATGAACTCATCAACAACGATGGTGTTACTGAGTTCTACGAGGGTAACCTGCCGGACTTCCCGCACGAGTTCCTGTCCCTCGACGTCATCGACAAGGGCAAGGCCATGCGCCTGACCTTGTTCGACGCGCAGATCACTGAACGCGGTTCCCTGGTGTTTAAGAAGGACGACATGGTCGGCCTGGAAATCACCTACAACACCTACCCGGCTTCTGAGGCTGACTACGGCTCCACTGAGCCGGACGCGGTCGGTAAGACCGCGAACTGGCAGTTCAACTCCGAGTGGGCTTCTGGTGGCCGTGCCGCTACCGGTGAGTCCACTGATGGTGTGCAGGCGCTGAAGGTGTCCTCTGGCGCTACTTTGCCGGAGCTGACTAAGGGCCAGGCATACACCGCTACCGTCACCGCTTCTGGTGGTACGGAGCCGTACGAGTTCTCGGCTACTGGTCTGCCGTCTGGCCTGTCGATTGATAAGGCCTCCGGCAAGATTTCCGGTTCGGTTTCTACCGTTTCTGGTTCCAGCATTTCGGCGACCGTGACCGTGAAGGATTCGAAGAACCTGTCTGCGTCGCAGCAGGTGACTATCCCGGTCGCGTCCTAGTACTCGGCCGTCGTGGGGTGGGGTGCGGGTTGTTTTTGTGGCAGACCCGGCCCGCGCCCCTTTTTCTTTTCTATGCCCGCGTAAATGGGTCTGCCACGTACCAAACTTTTTTCTTTTACTTTTTGGAGGTCTGCCATGACTAACCTGAATCTCGACGAACTGCTGAAGCAGCGCGAAGAAGCCACCGGAGCCGAAAAGGGCATGGTGCCCTTCGACTACCAGGGCAAGACGTTCACGTTCCGCGACCCAATCCTCCTGGATGATGACGCACTCGACGAACTCTCCGACCTCGAGGACGGCCCGGACATCGCCGAGTTCTACATGGGCGCCGAGCAGTACGACCAGTTCCTTGAGGTTGGTGGCACCAGCAACTTGTTCTTCATGGTGTTCACCCAGTACATGAACGAATCCCGCGATGAGGTTGGGGGAAACCCTACTCGTGGCAATCGCTCCTCGCGTCGGGCAGCGCGTCGCCGGAAGCGCTAGAAGCCGCGTTTGAGCGGTTCTACGGGTGGGACCCGATAGCGGCGTATTTCCGGCGTGAGATAACGCTGCGGAAACTCCGGGTGCTACTTGAGGGGTTGCCGGACGCTGGCCCGCATACCCGTCACCTCACTGACGGCAGGGAGTGGGGAGCGACCCTCGACATGCTGTGGGCAATCATGTGGGAGAACATGCGCGGCTCTGTGATTGCGGCGCGCGCGGCGGGGGATAAGAAGGCTGAGCTGCCTTCGGAGAATAGGCCACGGTTCCCGTGGTCGGAGACAGATAACAAATCGAAGTTCGGTGATTTCGGGGACGCTACTCCTGAGCAGGTGGCGGATTACCTGGATTCGCTATAGGCACTGGAGGTCAAGATCATGGCTGGTGGCGTTTGGGTTCCCGTTAATGCGCAGATGAAGGGCTTTGTCGCCACTGTCATGAAGGAGGCCTCCGGCGCTGCGAAGAAGTCCGGTAAGGCTTTTGAGGATGAGTTTGCTAAGAGTGGGCAGAAGGCAGGCGCGTCGCTTGCGAAGAAGGTAGAAGCCGCGACTAACACCCTGTCTCGTGCCCGCTCTCAGGAGGCTCAGGCCGCGAAGGAGCTAGCGGTTGCTGAGAAAGAGCTTGAGAACCTGCGGTCGAGGGGTAATGCGTCCGCGTCGCAGATGATTGCCGCTGAGAATAAGGTGGCGACTGCGAAGGCGAAGAATGAAGACGCTTCTATGCGTGTTGCCCGCTCGGAAAAGGACTTGGAGGCTGCTCGTAGCGGGCAGTCGACAACCTCTAATGCGGTGAAGCGTGCTGAGGATAATCTTTCGCAGGCGCGTATTGCGTCTACTGATGCTGCTGGTAAGGTGCGTGCGGCTGAGGCTGCTGTTGGTGAGGCGCGTGATAAGGCGAAGGCTGGTGCTGCTGGTGTGGCGCAGGCTGAGCAGAAGGTGATTGATACTCGTGACCGTTATGGTGCGGGCACGAAGCAGACGGCGGCGGCTGAGCGTGAGCTGGAGAAGGCGAAAAAGGACGCTGATAAGGCGAATCTTGCGGTGACGAAGGCTGAGGGTGACCTCGGCAAGGCCAGGGTGAACCTTGAGAATGCAACGGATCAGCTGGCCGCGAAGGAACTGCGGCATAAGCAGTCGTTGAAGGACGTTGACGAGGCTCAGAAGAACGCCGGGAAGTCGGCCAAGGGACTTGGCGATGGTATGGGCATTCTTGATGGGAAGCTGGGGGCGGTGGCGAAGTCCGCCGGTGCTGCTATCGCCGGTTTCGCTGGCTTCTCGGCTATCAAGAATATGGCGTTTGACTTGGGGCAGCAGTTCTCTGAGATGGATCGCACTATCCGCGCTGGCACGGGCGCGTCGGGTGCCGCGTTTGATGAATTGGCGGAGTCGGCGCGTCGGGTGGCGACTGAGCTTCCGGCGGCTGATGGTGACATTAAGGCGATTGGGTCTACGCTCGCGGACCTTAATACTCGGCTCGGCGTGTCTGGCCCTGAGCTAGAGACGCTGACGAAGCAGTTCACGGCGCTGGATACGTTGGGGTTTGAGGCCGATATTAACGCTGCGTCGCAGGCGCTGAATGGCTTCGGTATCGAGGCGAAGGACATGCCTGCTGCGATGGACGACCTTTTCCGGGTGTCGCAGGCGACGGGCGTGTCGATGGATGACCTGGCGAACTCTGTCACCAAGGGCGGGCCACAGTTGCGTGAGTTCGGGTTTAGTTTGCAGGACGCAGCGGCGTTGACTGGTCTGCTGGATAAGGCTGGCCTGGATGCGAATAAGACTATCGCGGGTATGGGCAGGTCGATGGTGGAGTTCGCTAAGCAGGGCAAGGACGCGCCGGAAGCCTTGAAGGAGACGACTAAGGCGGTTGGCGACCTGCTGGCTAAGGGCGATGAGGCCGCGGCGATTGATATGGCCGCGAAGCTTTTCGGCACTAGGGGCGCTGGCCAGTTTGTGGATGCGGTGAAGACCGGCGCTTTCAGCGTCGATGACCTGAACTCTGCTATCGGTGCGACGGGTGACACGATCCTGGGCGTGGAGGAGCAGACTCGCACTTTCAAAGATCAGTGGAATCTTTTTAAGCAGCAGGCGGGTGTTGCGCTGGAGCCGTTGGGTAAGGCGTTGATGAGTGTTTTGGTTCCTGCTGTTGAGGCTGCGGCTGGTAAGGCTAAGGTTTTTTCGGAAAAGATGCAGGGTATGGGTCAGTGGGTTAAGGATAATTCCGCGTGGCTTGGCCCGTTGGTTGCTGGGTTGGGGGCGTTGGCGGGGCAGTTTGTTGTTCTTGGTGGGGCGATGAAGTTCATCACTGCCGCTAAGGCAGCTGGTGGAATCATGGCTATGGCCAAAGCAACGAAGCTGTGGACAGGCGTTCAGACCGCGTTTAACCTGGTCATGGCCGCTAACCCGATTGTCCTTATCGGTGCCGCGATTGCGGCGGCTGGTGTGGCGCTGTGGGCGTTTTTCACCAAGACCGAAAAGGGCCGTGAAATCTGGGGCAAGTTCACCGATTTCATGAAAACAGCGTGGGAGGCCACCACCCGGTTCTTCAAGGACGCTTACAGCGCCTACATTGAGCCGGTGTTCGACTGGATTGGCGATAAGTGGGAGTCCCTGAAGTCCTTGTTCTCCGCCGGTTTCGGTGAGGACTCCAACCTAGGCGGCATGTTCACCACCTTGAAGGACGCTGTCGGTGTTGCGGTGGATTGGATTGGGCAGAAGTGGGCTGAACTCGGCCCCGCCATGAGCCAGATTTACGACACGTGGATTCGCCCAGTCATTGATTTCTTCAAGGCCGGTATCGATCTGCTGTCTACCGCGATTTCTTGGTGGATTAACAACATCACGAAGCCTGCGCTTGACCTTCTGGGGCAGGCGTTCCAGCTGGTATGGAACACGTTCATCAAGCCGGTTATCGACGGTTTCAAGACCGGCGTTGACCTGCTGGGGCAGATTTTCCAGATCATCATCAACGGGGTGATTGTCCCCGCGTGGCAGTTCATGGGCGACATGTTTATGTCGGTGTGGACGAACATTGTCAACCCGGTGTGGGAGTTCATGAAGAACCTGGTCGGCGTGTTGGCGGACGTGCTGACCGGCAACTTCGACAACATCAAGAACCGCTTCTCTGACATGGGGCGGAACATCCACGACATTGTCATGGGTGTTGTTAAGTCCGCGATGGACTTTTTCCGCGGCCTGGTGGAGATGGTCGGCAACGCCTGGCAGACATTCAAGGATATTGTGCAGACCGTCGTTGATGTGGTCAAGCAGAAGATTCAGGAGATGGTTGACCGCCTATCCCAGTTCCCAGGCCAGGTTCAGAACCTGTTCTCGCAGGCCGGGCAGTGGCTTGTGTCTGCTGGCCGGAACATCATTAACGGCCTGTGGAACGGCATGAAGTCCGCATGGTCGAGTGTAAAGAACTGGCTGTCCGAGAATCTGTCGTTCTCCGCGATTGGTTCTCTGGTTGGTCTGCGCTCCGGCGGCATCGTCGTCAACGCTGAGGGCGGCATTATGCGCGCCTACATCGACGGCGGTATCGACCAGTTGGAGCAGTACGCTAACGGTGGCCGCCGTGGTGAGCGTCATGTGGCGCAGATTGCCCCGGCTGGTTCGTGGCGTGTGTGGGCTGAGCCGGAGACCGGCGGCGAGGCTTACATTCCGCTGGCTCGGTCGAAGCGTGGCCGTTCCACGGCGATTCTTGATGAGGTTGCTGGCCGGTTCGGCTACCAGCTGGTTAATGAGCGCACTGGTCGCCCGTATGACGGCAACTACTCTGGGAACCTTGGCCCGCAGCATGTAACTCAGTTCGCTGACGGTGGCGTGGTCACCGGCGATGACCTGCGGAGGTTCGCCGAGGGCGAGGGGGCGTCCCAGCCGCTCGAAGGCGCTCCGTATGTGTGGGGCGGTTCTAACTGGGGCGACTGCTCCGGTACCGCGTCTGCATTTGCCGCTAAGGCTGTCGGTATTGACCCGTTCCCCCGCAAGTTCGCTACCGCGTCGGAAGCGTCGTGGCTTTCGTCGCACGGCTTCCAGCGCGGGCATGGCGGCCCCGGCGACCTGCGTATCGGATTCCGTAATGGCGGCCCCGCTGGTGGCCACACCTCCGGTACGCTGCCGGACGGCACGAACTTCGAGATGGGTGGCGCGCGCGGTAACGGCCAATTGGGCGGTGGCGCCGCTGGTGCAGATGATTCGTACTACAACGAGTTCTTCTATATCAGTGTTGCCCCTGCGTTTGAGGACGTGCAGCTCGACGATCTTGGCGACCTGTCGCCTGATGAGCAGATGGCGGCGTATGCGCAGAACCCAGACGCGGTGAACTCCTACTACGCGGAGCAGGCGGAGCCGTATGTGGCTGACTCGATGCCGGACACCTCTGTGGCTAGTGAGCCGCAGGCGTTCGGCGGAGAAACCACTATCTCCGGTGCCGCCGGTTCGGTGGTGCAGGAGTTGGTGACCGGCCAGGTCGGTGACGCGCTGGCGGTGTTCGGCGTGCCGGACACTATCCCGTCGTGGCTGATTGGGGCGCAGAAACTCGCATCGAAGTTCTGGAACGGCCCCGATAAGAAATACAGCCAGGGCGATAATCCGGGTACGTCGACGGCGGAGCAGCACGCCATCGAAAACCACGACGCGGCTGTTACGTCGATGACTCCAACGGAGCTTGCGGCCGACCCGCAGTTGTCTCAGATCCCTGAGAGCGAGCGGGACGTTATCGTGCAGCCGGAGGTTCCAGAGTGGGGACCGGAGTTTTTCGCCTACGAGATTTCCCGTGCGGCGATTGACTCCGGTTTTAACCCGTCCGGTGACGCTGCGGACGCGGCGCAGATTGGTCTGATGACGGCACTGGTTGAGTCTGGTGACCCGATGCAGATGTACGCCAACAACAGCGTGCCGGAGTCGCTGAACTACCGGCACGACGCGGTTGGCAGTGATTACGATTCGGTTGGCCTGTTCCAGCAGCGTGATAACGGCGCATGGGGCACGGTCGCCCAGCGCATGGATCCGTACGAGTCGGCGAAACTGTTCTACCGTGAACTCTCGAAGTTCGATTGGAAGAGCATGGAGCCGGGCGACGCGGCGCAGAAGGTTCAGCGCTCGGCGTTCCCTGACCGGTATGCGGCGAAGATGGATAGGGCGGGGCAGCTGTACGGCGACACTGGCCTGTTCACCTACAACCAGGAGACCGGGCGGAATGATGTGAAGGGCACGGTCACGCGCCCAGAGCAGATTGAAGCCGGTGTCTACGACAACGGCGGTGTCCTCAAGCACGGCGCTGCAGCGTTCAACTTCTCGAAGAAGCCAGAAGCGATTCTGACGAACGAGCAGTGGGAACAGCTGCAAGGCATGGCCGATAGCGCCATGAACAGCGACCTCGCGAAGGAACTCACCACCGCCATCAACGGTGGCACCGGCGAGGATGGGCAGAAGCATGGCGGCATCCTGAAGGACATTCAGGGTGTGACGATGGGCAACATCCGCCAGCAGCTGCCGAACCTAGCGCGCCAGATCGTGTCCGGAACCGTGCGTACCGGTGGCACGCTGGCGCTGACCGGCGCGAAGGCCGGTGTTGGCCTGGCCGGTGCTGGGCTGGATGCTGGGATTGGTGCTGCGACGGGTGCCGCGTCGAGTATGGCCGCTGGTGTAGGCGGTTCGCTTGGCGCGATGTTGCCAGGTATTGGCACCGCTGTCAGTGGCGCTATGGGGTCGCTGGGTGCGCTGACCGGGTTCAGCTCTGCCGGTGACGCGTTATCCACTGTTGGTACTGCGGCGATTGACATGGTTGGCCAGCCGGTAGTTGATATGGCGGCGTGGTACACCGGCGAGGTCGCGGCCGGGTGGACGGATGCGTTCCTGCAGTACGGCGAGCAACTGTTCGGCTCGGTGGAGGCCCCGTTCCAGGACATCCTCGGCCCCGTGTCGAGCGCTGTAAATCAGGTGTCCTCGAAGGTGAATGAAATGCCGATTGGTGGTGGCACCGTTGGCGCGTCGGAGTCACAAGGCGAGCAGCAGTCCGGTTCGCTGCGTGGCCCAACGACGGTTATCAATGTGCATTCGGTGGCTGAGGCGTTGGAGATGCAGCGTCATGCGGAGCGCCGTGAGTTGGCCGGTTTCGGCCTAGGACGATAGGAGGATAATTCTTGTCTGTTTATGGTCGGCATAAAATCACCGTCAACATCATTGGCATCAACGGCATGAAGTTCTGTATCTCCGGCGACAAAGCCGGAGACATGGGCATCTGGCTGATGGATGAGCACGTTGGCCTGCTGGACACGCCGGTAGAGACGATTTGGTCTTCGTCGGCGGCGCAGGTTGGTGCGACATTCAACGCGCTGCGGTTTCAGGCGCGTGAGGTCACCCTGCCGGTGGTTATCCTCGACTCTCCGACGCGCCCGTGGCAGATGGCGGACTCGCTGTGGCGTAAAGCCTGGTCGTACACAGAGGACGCGCAGATTGAGATCATTTCCTCATCTGGGCGTCGCGTACTGTCGTGTCGTTTGTCCGCCACCCCGGAGGTGGAGCTTGGTAAGGGCGGACAGTTTAAGGGCTCTGCCCGCATGCTGATGCATCTGAAGGCCGGTGACCCGATGTGGTACGACGAGGACGCCACGGATGTGTGGCGTTTCGACGGTATCCGCTGGAACGGGTCGGTGACGGTGTCGAATCCAACCGACCAGCCCATGTGGCTGCGGTGGACGCTCACCGGGCCCGCTTCGATGATTCTGCCGGACTTTTCGTGGGAGACCCGCGACGGGTATCCGGGTTTCGAGCACCAGCGCCGCCTTATCACCCTGCCGTTCCAGCCGTACGGGGTCGATGTCGCTGTCGACACTGACCCGGAGGTGGAGCAGATTGTGTCGCTGCAGCGCCCCGCGTGGGGTGCGAAGATGAACGGCCAGTTCTTCTGCTACCCGGTGCCGCCGTGGACACCGCCGACGGAGTTGCCGGTGTTTGTGAACCCGCTGCCGTGGAC